TGCATACCCATTTTTTTATCGCCAAAAGTAATTCTTTTTACTTTACCGCCATCACTACTAGGACACATAACATAAACTTCTTTACGTTTTTTACCAAAACCACCATTGCCCTGTGGAATAGCTCTAGGCTTATTAAGTGTTACTGTTTTACCTTGCCACGTTGCCATTAGGCATGAAATACAGTCATTGTAAGAAACGTAGAAACAGTATATTGAATATAAATACCTGCGGTAAATATTACTCCCTCTTCTGGTATGACTACATCTCTTGTTGCATCAGCATCACCAACAGAACTTAATCCCATAATACTTGTTCCTGAAGGAGAAGTGTTTAAGAAATCAACAGTACCTGCAGTTGCTGTACTGGTTAGATAAATGCCTTTAAGTCTACTTCTACCTGCAAATATAACATCTGCGGCTGAACCATTAACTCCTGCTGAAACATTACCTGCTGGATTACCTACTGCTGAAATACCAGATATAGTTTTAAAATATTTAGTACCAGTAGCAGTACCTGCATTAGCACCTGTAATGGACTCTGTTTGAGCATCCCCATTGACATCAGTTCCCGTAACAGTAAACGATTTAGCGGCATCATTCCCAGCCGAGAGGATAGTAACTACCCTCCCATGACTGAGTGCAACAGCACCGCCAGAAGCTAACGCACCACCTATAGTAAGTGCTGCGTTATTTCCGACACTCGCTGCTACTGATATTCCATCTGCATCTAAGGCTACTGTGTCTGCGGTTATAGTGACCGCTTTTACATCTGATCTAGCCATAAGTTACCCCTTAAATAATACCTGTAAGGTTAATTAGTGAGTAGTCAGTCGTTACATTAACAATCATAACTGTACCAATCACTTGTATTACATCTCCTGCTGCTGGCCCTACTGCTCCTGCTGCACCTAAAGGAACGGCGTGGTTACCCACAACTAATGTACCTGAAGTTAATACAGCTTGTGGACCTGATACTGCAAACCAACCATAAGCACTCGCTGCCATATCGACAACAGTTACACCTAGTGTAGCACCTGTAGTGGTAGCGGCTTGAACAATTTGCGCACTGCGCGGATCAGGAATTAAAGTTATTCTTGAAGATGTTGTTATAGCTGTGGCTAAATCATCATAACAAGTAATGACTATTGATGGGTCTGCTGAATGATCGTGTGCTGGGTTAGATTTAATTCTAAGCATCTGACCTTCACCAGCGGCATCATTGACATATAGATAACCATTTGCATATTGATTTAGCGTTATATCTGTACCAGCAGTTTCTACTGAGATTGCTGTTTCACCTGCGGCTACGCCTGCAGTTGGAGTTAAATCAAAGTGATGCGTTATTTTAGCAGCGTGAGTTACACATTTACCTGCTGTAACGGCTACTGCTGCTAATCTACCATAAGCATAAACAGTATTACCGTAAAGCAATCTACTGCCTAATGGAAATAACTGAGTAAGTCCTGAAGTAAACGGGTCAACTGTACCGTATTGGCTTCCGCCTTTACCTACGATAAAATCGGCTGGGCCATATCCTGTTGCTGCTGCGTATTGAATATGTCCACCATCATCAGTAAAGATATTACCGTCTGCGTTAATTACTAAACCATCAGTGATGGCTCCTGTTGATGTTGCTACATCAATGGTTTTAAAACCATTTTCTGACCGAACTGGTCCACTAAAAGTCGAATTTGCCATAATTTCCTCCTACGGAAATAAGTTCTATTGTCTCGGCTTGTCTGCTAGGTCAGTCGATAGAACAAATATAATTATCCTAGTTCATCTGATTGTATACTAGATAAGATTAAAAATGAAACAAAAAAAAGGGAGCCGAAGCTCCCTTTATCAGTAGTTGAGTAAAAAACCCTACTGGGGGTTCAAATTAAGCACCTTGAGAACCGTATACAGCTCTAAAGTTAGAATATCCAAATGAATATCTTTCTCTAGCTTTGTAACGCATGTTACCTGTGTCAAAATCTCCCTCTAATGCAGTTTGCATTGGTGATCTTTCGAAATGCTTGAATCCATCAGGACAATCCGTTTTTATGAAAAACGCATCAGTATCCGTTAGATAATGATTCACAACATAACCATTAGGTATCATTCCCATGTTTTTAACAGCGTTGATATCGTTGTCAGAAGTTCCTACTCGCCCTGGAGTTTGTAGTAATCTGTCAGCAATAAATTGAAGTTGAGGTGGAACAATGAGTTTCATTCCTCTCAAAGCAATTGCCAAACCTCGGTCATCGGTAAACGTGCTGATATTAATTAGCGCGTCTTCGAGTGAAGTTTCATTCAAATCTGCCATTGTAGTAGCGCGGTTAGCAAGTGAGCCACCGCCACCTAGAGGGTGGTCAGTTGCAATCAATACTTTACCGTCACCACCAGTTGTAGAGAACGCGTTGTTCAATACAGCAGCAGCTTTGATTTGCTTAGTGTTAGCCATAGAACGTGCAAGAGCTTTAGTATATCTAGCTCCTAAACGGTCATATAGGTTATCTTCAACAGCTTCTTCTGTTAATGCAAAAGCAAGTGCAACAGTTTCGTGAGTGTAGCGAGAAGTATAACCTTCGTTAGCATTGTCAAATCTGACACCTGCTCCCTCAGTTTTTACTTCAGCGTTACCGAAACCTGAAATTAATACTTCTTCTTCAAACGCTCGGTCTGATGATTCTGTATCAAAAATTTCAGCATGTTCTGCTTCGTACCTAGAATATTCCATCCCAAAAAGGGCGTTTAAACCAGGCTCTAGCTCTTTAGCGAGCTGACTTCTATTTATAGCCATTATTTATACCCCTGCCGCTGCAGCATAGAAATGCTCGTTAATTTTAACCACAACATTAATGTTTGCGGAACCCGTTGTAGAGTTGGAAGGATCTTGAGAGAACCCAACAATTCTAAATTGCGCAGTACCAGTACCTGTAGTAGAAGAAATCTCTACTGCTGACATACCAGTTTTAGTAGATCCTGCAGCATATGTTGCCATATCCGCATTGTTACCAATTGCTGTAGTAGCCATAGAGCCGTCACATTGCACTTCGAAAAGTGAATTTGGATCGTCTTCTACCAAAGCTACCATATCATCTGCTGCTGTTGCAGTTACATAATGAGATTGAAAAATTACATCTCCACTGCTATCTGTATACTGCACACCTCTAAAGACACCCAATAAAGTATCACCAGCGGCTGCTACTGCAATGCCACCTGTGCTTACCATTTTTACTGGATCCCCTGAGAATATCGCCCCAGTTGTCCCAGTTAGCAATTTATATCCAGTAGATCCACCGTTTTGTGGACTTGAACCTAATTTGCCAACTGTTCTTAAACCGAAAGCTGCATCATTATTAGCCATAATACATTCCTTTCTTTTTAATTATTTATAAAATAGTAATAATCATTATTCACGATTACCACCGCCAAAAGTTACGCTTGTTTTTCTCTCTGGTCGTAAGATCGGAGAGCTTGGATCAGATTCTTGCATTAAATCATTGTCAACCGCATCTTGTTGCGTTTGAGCGCGTCCTTGAAAGTAGGCGTTTCTTTCATTACGCGTTTCATTGGGAATCTTAGCCAATAACAAACCACCCACGGATACAACACCTGCGTGCCTTCCATCGTCAAGCGTGGGAAGTTGGAAACCATCTAATTCTTCAGCTTTAACAAGTTCAAAACCTTCTCTTAGCCTAGAAGTTACATTTTTTCTATCTTCCTGTCCAACGATCTCAGCCCTTATCCATCTGTAGGAATAACCTTCAGATGCAGGTGGCGTTTCCAACATTGATGGGGGTCGCCAGGGTTTGCGAGCGGTACTTTTAGCTCGTGTTTCGGCAGAACGTGAAGTTCTGTTGGGTGATGCTTGCGCATCGTTATTCAATTCTTTATTACTCATATATTATCCTACCTTTTAATGTGTTTAGCATATTCTTTTAAAGGCACATTCAAACGCCTCGCCATTTCAACTTCGCTCTTGGTTAGCTTAACTTGTCGTTTTCTACCAGAGCTTTCGCTTCTTCCAGCAGGAGCTACAGTTTGCTGTATTCTCCCTTTGGACTGTGCTTCCCCACCATCGCTAAACTTATGTGGAAACTCATAACGCATACGTTTGTCTATTTGAGTGTAATACATAGGATCAGTTGTATCAAATCCTTCTTCTTCAATAAGTTTACGATGAATGTTAAAAGCAGCCAAAGTCATTGTCTCATCTTCCCCAAACCAATCGTTTTTGTTTGCCCAATCTTCTGCTTTTGGGTCTGGTTTAGGTGCTTGAGCTTGAGTTTGAGCTTTAGGCTCTTGATAATTTTGATAGTTTTCAGTAGGTTGCACTGTCATCTTAGAAGAAGCTAACTTACCTTCCTCTAAATTAATTTTACCTAATATATCTTGAGCTTTAGTTACTTTGTCCCAATCTTGATCTTGGTAAGCTGATTTCAAAACAGCATTGGCTTGCGCACGTTGCGATTTTAATCTGTTCTCTGCTTCAGATTGATAGTTCTTATTTAATTCAGAGCTATTTTTCTTTAGCGTTTCATTTTCAGCTTGTAAGTTCTTAGCATATTCAAAAGCAGATTGAGCAGCACGTTCTTGTTCACGCATTTTTTTAGTCAACGTAGAAATACGTTTCTTTACGCTTTTAGAATAATCAACTAGCTCGTCTTCTTCTTTGTCTTTGACGGCCTCTTCTTTTGATATATCTTCTATTGGTGCTTCTTCAGTAGAACTTACTTCTTCATCAAGCTCAACAATTTCAGTAGGCTCTAAAGCTTTATCTTCAATTGCTTCAACTTTTTCAGACTCTTGCATGATTCCTCCTCATGTTAAACACTGACAATATCGTCAGGGTCGTCTATTGTTGCGATAACTTCGTCATCGTTTATGATACGGCACTCTGCATCGTCACCAAGTTTGAACCTAGCTCCTGCATATCTACCAATTAATACCCATTGTTTTTCTTGACACCAGGGTTGATCGCCAAATTTATTTTTATCTGAGTAGCATAAAGGACCCATTTTAATAACATAAGCTACAACAGTAGCTAACGATTCTCTATCAATGGTTTCTTTGGCTAATACAATACCGCCTTTCGTAACGGCCTTGCCTCTGTATGGAAGTATTAACATGCGCCATCCAGACGGATTCGGCATACGTTCCAAAAATGATTTATCTAATAGTGTTGGATCTAAAACTCTTTCTTCAGATTTAACGTAAGCTTCTTCTACTGGAGAACCATTAGCGTCCCATCCTGTTTTTGCTTTCTTTTCCTTCTTTTCTTTCTCTACTTCTTTTGCGATATGTTCAGGTACTACTACCTTTGTCATCGTTTTCACCCATTCTTTTTAGCAATTCCCTTATTTCTTGATCTACGTCATCGAGGGAATTGTATCGACCACGCAAATAATTGTATTCATCAAAGCTTTTCGTGCCATTTATAATCAAACTTTGTAAGTCTGATTTCTTTTCAATTATCTGTTTTTGTAAAACTTCAGCAAGCCAAACAGCGTCCATTAATAAACGCCAGAAAATTTACCGCCAAATTCGGCAGCGCCCATTCCTCTTGCTTTGCCTTTACCCATACCTGGTGTTGGTTTGGTACTAGCAGAAAATGATTTGCTTTTCTTGGTAACAACATTACCTTTATTAGAGTAAGACTGCTTACCATTTAAAACAGTAGGTGTTTTCTGATCTTTCACTTCAGTTCTTTTAATCATAGTTATAGCTCTTTTAATCCAATATCAATTAATTTTAGTTCTTTTTGTTGATCGAGTCTATCTTTTGTCGTTTCGTCCTTCATTATAGCTATATCACGCATTGCATCAATACGTTCTCGGTCTATTGTATCTTGTTGGGTTTGTTCCATTGACCGTTGTTGTTCACGGGCTACAAACTGTTGCTGTTCTTGATTTAGCTGTTGACCTTTCAACGCCAGTTCTTGTTTCCTAATAGTGACTAATGGGTCTTCTTCTTGAGGTGTACCAATTTGTTGAGAAAATTGAGTCATTAGCTCAGTCATAATAGGTGCGCTAAATTGTGCCAATATATCATTGGCTTGCGTATTTAACTGTCGTGCTTCAACTGGATTTACTTGTTGTGCTTGTTGTTGCAACTGTTGATATTGTTGCATCGCTTCTGGTGGCATTTGCTGTTGAGCAATGGCATCAGCTTTTAATTGTAAATGCTGCATAATATGAGAGATTATGTTGGCTTGCACTTGAGGATTAACTTGTACAGGTTGCAAACTTAATAAACTAGCATGAGAAGCAATATGGGCATCGTGATTTTGTTGTGGGAATGCCTCTGCTTGACCGCCCATCAATAAGGTACTGTTTTCCATACCAGCTTCAATAGGTGATGGTTCACTCGGAGGTGGTGGTAATAATAAACTATCAATATTATCTACACCTAACGAAGAATACATTCTACGATACGCTTCATACACACCGCCTGGACCGTGTATATCAGGATTAGATTGCACTAACTGCATCATTTCTTGAGCCATTACAATACGTTGGCTAGTAGAAAATATATCTGGATTACTGACAGGGAATATATCTACTTTGCCATCAAAATCAGATTGTTTAATTTCATTCTGACCGCCTGACACTTGATAAGGATAGGTAGGTGGCAAACTGTCTGAAAATATCTTAGCCAGTAAAGAAAACTCTTTCTTTTGAGCGTTATGCAGACGTTTATGTATGGCACTCAATACTTTAGTGGATTTTTCCATCAAAGCAAGCGTTGTGCCTACAGGTGCTTGAGAGTTACCTTCGCCTACCGCTATCTCTGCGATAGAAGCAAAGCGTTGGCCTGATGAAACCAATAATCCTAATAGATTTAATAGTGTGGCACTAGGTTCTTTGAACGGTAATGGTTGAATTGCATCACGAAGTGACCCTGCGGGTGCATCTACATCTCTAAACTCACCAGGTTGTATCGGTTCATCTTCATTTCTAATCCGTATGCCTCTGGTTTTAAAGCCAGCAGGCAGATTAGCAAGCGTTCCCGCATCAATTAACTGACGTAATATAGACGTAGAAGCTTTAGATAAGCCACCAATCATGTGAGATAAGCCAAATCCGTAGAAGCCTAATCCTGGTAAGAACTTGAAATGCACAAAATATTCAATCTTATTACGCATTGGGTCTTCTTCTAAGAAATTGCGTCTGATTGACAATACATTTTCTGTATTAGAGTCAATAGTTACAATATAAGGCAACTTAACGCCTGACTCTTCACCGTTTTCATCTACATCTTCAAACCCTTCAAGGTCTAAATTACAATGAATTTCGTAAAGCATACAGACTTCGCCTGTATCATAAGAAGGCTCCATGCCCTCTAGTTTCTCTTTTTCTGTGTTTAAAGATGAATAATCATTAGCATCATCATCGGGCTGCATATCAAATTTCTTATAGAATCCAATTGCTTGTAACTTGCGTATATCATTCTCTGGCATCTTAATAACATGCGTGATGCGTGGACAAGATTCTAGATCAGTAGTGTAATAAGGAACAATCAAATCTTCAGGTGCAACAAACTTAGAAACAGGACGCTGTAGATTCTCATCGTAATACACTTTCTTAAACGCAGAACCTGCTAATGGTAAATAGAACAACATCTGATCTAAGTCTTCGTCATATTCTTCCATGACATGCAAAATTTCATAGTTCATAAACTCACGTACACGTTGGGCTTGTTCTTCAACAGCAGAATCATAAGCGCCTACGACTTGAGTTTTAACAGGACCGCCTGCGGGTAATAATTCTTTGTACGCTTGCGCTTGGAACTGCGTAACGGCTTCACCCAATAACGGATGAGTTACGCCACTAGCGCCTTCAAATGGCTCGGATCGAGTTTCATCAAACTTCATGCCTAAGTATTTTAAGCCATCCGTATACGTTTTTTCCCAATCTTCTCTAGAAGACCTATCGCTATCAATAGCACTGGTTAAATCAATGTATATTTTAGCTAACTCGGAATCAGAAACTACATCAGCTAAATTTTCATTAAAAGTTGTGGTGACTTGCTCATCGGGTTCTGGACCTAATAAAGCAGAGCCGTCTTCTTGCATGGTTACGTCAGATTCTTGAAAATCTTCTAGAACTTCAATAATTTCGTTATCTAGTTGGTCATCAGTTGATTGACTTGTTGTCATATCTACTGGGTCTGATGTCATTCTCTCAATTGCCATTAGTAATAAATCCTTTGTCTTACGCTTCTGTCTTCATCTTCATAGTCAGAAGATAAACTTAAAAATCCACCTTCACGAAAACGCATGATTGCTTGCGTCATAGTATCACACAAATCATCGTTTTTTCCAAAAGGAAAAGACGCACACTCTTCAATCATCTCTTCTGCAAACATTCTTTTGGGTGCAAAAACCATTCCTGATTCAAATACAGGTGCAACTGAGTGCATCCGTGTGGTTTTGTCATGCCCTCTAGTGGGCGAGTAATTTACTACAGGAATACCCATTCTTCTAAGCTCTTGCGTTAGCGGTGTCCCTGATGCTTTTGCTTCAATTAATACCATGTCAGTCTCCCAATAGTTGTACTCACGCATGGCTATCTCTTTAAGTTCTGGAAAATCCCAGCGTCCTTTTTGACAATCCAAAAGAATAATACAATCTGATGCAGTTGCTTCATTCCTAAATACACCCCACGTTGATATAGCTGAGAAATCAGCGGTTTCTTTTCTAGAGAAAGCCGTATCGTAAGATTGCATAATGTAATCTACATTTGGCAAGGATTCGTTTTCCCAACGCTCCCACCATTCTCGTTTTATAATTGCGCCTTCTTCTGCCGTAGGATTTTGCATCCACTGAGCATTCCATTTCATACCAGGCAACGAAGCTTTAACTTTAAGCAATTCATCTTCAGGCCAATACTCAGGCCATAATGGTTTATTGGTATCAGGAAATATAGCAGGGAATTCAATCACTTCCCATTGATCGGCTAAGGGTTCTTTCTGTGAATCTAGTAGTTTTGCCGTTAAATCAATGGCACTCCATCGCGTCATTACCAAAACAATTGACCCGTTTGGTTGTAACCGTTGACGAGGACCAGAGGTATACCATTCATAAGCAGACTCTAAAGCGGTTGGACTAAGAGCATCTTGCTCAGAATGCGGGTCATCAATAATCAATAAATCCGCACCACGACCTGTTACTGCACCGCCTACACCCGCAGCAAAATACTCACCGCCTTTATTGGTTTCCCAACGACCTGCTGATTTGTTATCGGATTGTAGTTTAACTTCGGGGAATATTTTTTTGTATTCTTCTTGATCCATCAAGTTTCTGACTTTACGTCCGAACCTAACAGCTAGTTCCCCTGTATGCGTGGTTTGCATAATCTTCATCTTGGGTTTAAGTCCCATAATGTAGGAGGGGAAAAACGTAGAGGCAAACTCACTCTTAGTATGTCGAGGTGGCATATTAACAATCAACCGTTTTAATTTGCCTTCTGCGACCAATTGAAGCTTCTCGGCAAAAATCTTATGGTGTCTACCGCAGATAAACTCAGGCCAGATATGATTGACATAGTTAAAGAAACTACTTTGGCATTGTTCTTGGAGTTGGTAGTTGTCTAGTTTTTCTTTGAGCATCAAAGCTTCTTTAAGCTCTGATTCGGTTAGACTGGCTAGATTCATTTAGATATATTTTTGGTCAGTGTATAAGGCTTTATCTACTGAACCACCTTTAGCTAAATTTGGTTTGGCTTTAGCTAATTTTTCTAAGCCAGCTTTATTGGGCATATAGAAAGTTAGACCCATATTTATCATTCTATCACCAATTTCTTGGAAAACTTGATTTTTCATTATAGGTACACCATCAACAGTTCCAGTTGTTAGTTTAGATTCTCTCCTACCCCAATCTGGGTGAACAAGTAACTCTTCTTTAGTTGGCGTACGATTTATTTTTTTTACAGTAACTGTTTTATCAGGTGCATCATCTAATTTTTTAAAAATATCTCCTGCATCATTAAGACTATTTAATGTATTTTCTGATGCACTAGATGTTTTTTTCATTATTGGGTCAAACATCTTAAAATCATCAATTGCCGAAAAATCTTTTGATTCTAAATTATGAGTTTTTTGAAACTTAGACATTTGTTTTGTATTTATTGTTTTCAAATCGTAATTGCTTATAGAATCGCTATATCCTATTTCTGGATAAAATTTATCAATAGCTTCTGCCCTTTTGTTGCTACCATACTTCCCTGGATTCATTTGATCTCTGCGTTTAGAACCAAGTAAATAAGGTTCAAGATTATTCATAATACCTTTAAACTTACCTATACCAGCTAGGATTCCTGTGCTTTTCGCAACTGGTGGTATGGACTTAGTTACATCAGTAACTATACTCATAGGAACTGCTAGACTGGCAAGACCAGCACCAGCACCTTTTAACACATCCCTTCTGGTAATTCCTTTGCCAACTTCACTTACCCCTCTACCAGCGATGACTAATGGGTCAGTTGCTATGCCAGCTTTAGTTGCAATCTGTCCAGCTTTAAAACCAGACTTAGTTGCTAGATATCCACCACCTAATAATATTCCAGACACATCTGCTAACACTCCAACTGGATCTTTCCTTAGTGTTTCTTTCGCTGCTTCTAGACTACCGTACCTGTCTTTTACATACTGACCTACAGCTAGTGCTGCTTCTTGTGGCTTGTCTAATTTTTTTTCTTGATAAGCATCTGGAATAACTAAAGCAATTAAACCAAGACCAAGATTACCAATAGCATCTAAAGTTTGTACTGGGTTGGTTACAGCTTGCGCAACATCAGAACCAAGCTGATAAGAACTAGAAGGAACATTACTTAAAGTGTCAGCTAAAAAATTTGGTTGACCTACGCCTGATACTTCATCACCTTTACTGTAATTTTTTTTTTTCGGATCTATACCTAAATTTTTGCGTATTTCAGCTAAAGCCTTATTTGCCTCTTCTTTTGAAGGAGTCAGGGTTTTTTCATAATCATTATATATTTTTATCTCATCTTCAGGAACAGCTTTAACTATCCTAGCTGCTTCATTATTCTTGAAGTTTGCTGTTTCTCGCTCTATTCTGCTACCCGATTCTCTAGCTGATTTAAAAAAACTTTGCGCTTCTGCTCTCAACTTGTTTGCTCTATCAAGTATTTTCTTTACTTTGTTGTAAACCATAACAGGCGGTACTGCCATCATCATTACATCAGTAGCATCTTGAGGTAACATTATATCTGCAATACCACCGCCTACTTTTTTTATTATCTCAGTGGCTCGTTGTGGTTCAATATCGTAATATTTTTCAGATTGATACACCGCATTAAATGGCGTTATCTCTGGTAACTCATTTGCCATTACATCATCTGCGATAATTCAGCGTCTATCGCGGCTCCTGGCGCTGGCGCTTCTTGCATTTGTTGAGCTACTATTTGCATTACCATTGCAATGTCTTCTTGGTCTAAGCCCATTTGTTGTAATGCCATTACAATTTCTTCTTCTGACGCACCTTGAGCAACCATCTGCATCACAGTTTCCATCACTTGCTGCACCATAGTAATTTCTTCTTGTGTTGGTTGCATTTCTTCTTGTGCTGGCATAGCCATTGTTCCACGTGAAACATCTTCTATCGCCATATCTATTTCTCCCCCATTAGCCATCTTTACGCCTCTACCTTTAAGAATATCAGCTTGAGTTACTTTACCATCGCCTGTTAAATCAGGAAAAGACCTAGCTTCACCGCCTTTGTTCATTGTTAAACTTTGTCCAGGAAACATCTTATCAAAAGGATTTTTGTCTTTGTTTTTTATCATGTCTTCTATTATTTTATTAATTTCAAGCATTCTTTGATTAACACTTTCTGATGAAAGAATACCAGCATTAACGCCTTCAACTAACCTCAGTCTCTCATCATTTAAAATTTTTATTTGCTCGTCCATACCTTATCCTCTAGTAATACTTCTAATTCCACCTTGACCTGGTATACCCATATAAGGTGAAGGATTGTTTGTTGGAACGCGGCTTGATTGTCCCATAGCACTCATAATAGCATTATATCTCATTGGATCAGTCATTGATAAATTATCCATATTAAGTGGGGTGTTGTCTCTGCCTTTAGCAGAAATCATTACTGGTCCAGCTATACGTGATTGCAAATCCCTAACTGCTTGTTGAGTTTCTTCTGCAGTTAATTTTTTATAAGGCTCTCCTCTAGCAATACGATCTCTTTCATTTGAAGCATCAAACGCAGCTTGTCTAGCTTCTCGATCTATATCGTATTGGCCTGATTCTGTATATTCATTACGCCCTGACTCAAAGCTAGAACCAGCACCACCGTATAGTGTATTCATTGCTGATCCTTTGTCTCTTGCTATTCCAGCCGTCATAGCTGCATTCATATCAGCAGAACTTCCTCTTGTTGATTTTCCACCACCTAATCCACCTTTTGTAGCTCCAGGACCAAAATTACCTTGTGTAAAGCCCATAGTGCCTGATGACATAGAATCACCTCTTGCATCAGTACGACTAAGCCTTGATCTAGCAGGATTAACTGTACCTCTACTGGATAATTCATTTAATAAATCACCTACTGTTAAATCTTCTGAAGCTCCTCCTGATACTGCTGCTATAAGATTAGAACCTACTGCTGAATCTGTTGGCGTTATTGTTGTTGGTGCTGCATCGCTACCTTTATTGCTTGTATATTTGTCATATGCAGAGCCAGCTAATTTTGAAGCAAGCATAGCACCAGGACCAAAAATCCCTATATCAGCCGCTTTCCTACCTAGACCAAGTGCTTTCCCTAGCAAAGTTTTCACTCCAGCCGAGAATCCTGAACCACCACTCCCTCCTGACATTGAACCTGAAACACCCATTGAGCTAGTTATAGGACTACTGCCACCTGAATAAAAAGCCATCGGTGAGCCAAGTCCCATTGAGCCTCCAGTACCTACATCTCTTGAATACATAGCTGCAGTTGGATTAGATAAAGATTCTAATTCATTATCTATAAAACTAGGGGCTGGTTGCGGTTGTATTGGTTGTGAAATTAAAGTTGGTTGTGCAATTGGTGTTGGTTGCGGAATATAAGGAGCAACTGGATCAATAATTGGATCTGCAACTGGATCTGCAACTGGCTCGCCTTCCTCTGCTTTAACTATCTCTTCCATCTTTTCTTCAGCATCTATCAATGCAATCGGATCTTTATTTACAATTGCTTTTTCAATATCAAATTTTATTTTTTCTTTCATTTGTTTCAAAAATTCTGAAAAATTTTCTGCCCCTATTAGTCCTTCGTTATTTACATTTGGATCGAAGGGATCAAAATTAAGGGGGGTATCCATTTCTGGTAATTTTATGGGGGCAACTTTATTTATTGCCGCAACAATATTAGGCGGTAAATTAAATGTATTAATAGGACTTCTAACATCTGAACCAACTTCAGGTAGATTTAGAAAGCTATAATCATTATCAAAAATATTTTGTTCATTAACAGCCATATTTTTTCCTATATAAAAAAAAGTTGCAGGTAGGTGGGAACCAAACTTTTTCGGAGAAAGTGTGAACAAAGCAACCTTCTACCTGCAACTATTTAAAAAGTATAATGGTTCTATAAGGTTCCTACAAGAAAAAAATGGATTGTTGAGATACCTTTGCTCAACTATGTGTTTTATTGTCATGGTAAGGATGTCTAAGTACCTAACCTGATATGGGGGTGTCGGTTAATATCCGACCCGCCCGATTTACCGATTTTTCCAACCTCATAGAGTCCCTAAAATAAATCAATTAGTTGTATACATTATGTTTCTAATGCTTCATAATAGAGATTCATTTAAACAAATAGCCTCGGAGGGCGAACAAATGAAAGAAGCAATAAAAGAAGTAGAACAAACTCAAGCAGAAGTATTATTATTTAAACTTCAATTTATGGGTTTAATGATGGCATCGGGTCGGCAAGAAGAAGTTGACCAATTATATGTTGATGCTAAAAAACTTTGCCAAGAAATGATTAAACAAGGACTATAAACCAACCAAGTCCCCCTCATTTCGAGGGGGTATTCTTAGCCTCGGAGGGCAGCAATATGTACATAGCAAGAAGACCAAAAAACCAAGCAATAGCTTTTAAATCTTATTCATCAATTAAAGCTTTTAATGAGAAATACAAGCCAGCGCAATTTAGAAGTGATAGGCACGCTCAAGTATTAAGTAAATCGTATCCAAATTTTAATGAGCATTTTATAGCTTTTAAAAGAAAATCAGATATTTTAACCGCGAACTTCACCTATTATAAATGGAATGGTGAACAGCTTATTAAAATTTCTGAATGGGATGATTACGTTATGCCAATGGGAAGACATACTTGTGGCATGTAATTAGTTAGTCTTATCGAGTGCATCAGGCAACTGATGTACTCTATTAAGATTAATTCCAATCTTAACTAAGCCTTCGGAGGGC